ATTAGGCATATTTGCGTTCTCATTTCCAGCAGCGTGTGTATATCAGGCAGCTGGTGCGTTTGGTGTTATACCACACATGAAACAGTTTGGTTATATTGTGGTTAAACCCAACAAAGACTGCACGGCGGTCAACAGTCCCCTGACTTCTCTTATAAGCTGGGGTGAAGGTTGGCATAATTATCACCACACTATTGCAAAAGACTACAGACACGGTCACAAATGGTGGGAACTAGACCCACCCGCATGGTTTATAGAGAGGATATTTCTTAAATGAAAGTTACATTAGAACAACTTGCTGAAAAGCTAGACCGACTGGAGACAAAAGTAGAATCGTTACAAGAAGATGTAGCCAAAGGTAAAGGAGCTGTGAGTTTTCTTATGTGGTTAGGTGGTATAGCCACAATTATTGTTGGATACTTTTGGAGTAAGTAATGATACCTTTTGAAGTTATTACCATGTTAGGTAGTAGTTTACTTACAGGTGTATTAAGCCTGTGGTCAGCTAGTCAGAAAGACAAGGCAGAACAACAAAAGTATTTAATACAACGTGCTGAGGTTGATAGAGCAGCCATACAGGACGCACGTAATCACGGTGGGCACTTTCAAAGTGTGACCCGTCGTTGGATGGCATTATTAGCAGTATTCTTTATTATATGTTTACCAAAGCTAGCCGTCTTTATAGACCCATCTATTGCGGTACATCTAATGTACTTAGAGCAAGTCAAAGAAGGATGGTGGATATTTGGCTATACACAAGAGGTAACTACCTTTGCTGGTCTTACAGGTATAGTCATAACTAACGCTGACACACACTTTTTAGCGGCAGTATCGGGATTTTATTTTGGTTCTGCGGCGGTGCGTAGATGATAGATAAATTAATTACAGCTGCAATACCTTTGTTACTTGCTTTACTGGGATACTTATTTACTAGTTTATTGTCTATACATGATAGTGTAAATATTCTTAATCAAAAAATGTCAATACTTGTTAATATGGATAATCAGATTATTCCATCTCCTGATAATGTCATTGAACGTCAAAAGATTAAAGAAGACATAATGACTGAATTACTAAAATTAGATAAAAGATTATCTATAGTAGAATGGAGAATAGAAAATGACAGAACAAAATGAACAAATAGAAAAGATAGTAGAAGAGTTACCTGTATTACTGGTGGCTCATGCTTATAGGAAGCTCAAGTCAGGTGATGAAATATCTGCAAGTGAGATGAAGGTATGCTTAGATATCTGTAAGACTTACTCAAGTCCTGATATCGTAGAAAAAGCTAACAACATACTAGAGGACTTACCGTTCGACACAGATGAATAAGATAGATAACTTTAAGAACTTCTTGTATCTAGCTTGGAAACACCTCAATCTACCTGAGCCAACACCTATACAATACGATATAGCAGACTATCTACAATCTAAAGAGAAACGTATAGTAATAGAGGCTTTTAGGGGCGTAGGAAAGTCTTGGATTACTTCTGCATTTGTATGTCACCAATTACTGCTGAACCCTCAGCGTAACATATTGGTAGTATCAGCTAGTAAAACGAGGGCTGATGACTTTAGTACATTTACACAGAGGCTCATTGCAGAAATGCCTTTGTTACAGCATTTACAACCTAAGGATAGCCAAAGACATTCTAAGGTATCCTTTGATGTTGCCCCAGCACAGGCTTCACACGCCCCCTCAGTGAAGTCTATGGGGATTACAGGTCAGCTTACGGGGTCTAGGGCTGACCTTATTATTGCTGATGACGTAGAATCTGCCAATAACTCACAGACTCAGCTTATGCGTGACCGCTTAAGTGAGACCGTAAAAGAGTTTGACGCTATTATAAAGCCTAAAGTAGGACGTGTTATCTTTCTAGGAACACCTCAAACAGAGATGTCATTGTATAATGACCTAGATGAACGTGGGTTCAAGACACGTATATGGTCAGCATTGATTCCTAACCAAGCACAAAAGGTAGGATATGGGCATAAATTAGCTCCTACAATCGCTGATATGGACGGTAAAGAGGGAGACCCTACTGACCCTGATAGATTTAATGAAATCGACTTAATGGAGCGTTTAAGCTCATATGGTAGGTCAGGCTTTAATTTACAGTTTATGTTGGATACTAGTCTATCTGACGCCAATAAATACCCATTGAAGCTTAATGACCTTATTATAGCCTCAGGTTGCAGCACATGGACAGAAGCTCCAGCCAAAATACAATGGGCTTCAGGTATAGACCAAATCAAAGCGGTTGACTCTGAGTTACCTAATGTAGGACTTAAGGGTGACTATTGGACTTCTTACCTATATATGTCCGAAGAATTTACAGAGTTTGAAGGCTCAGTTATGTCTATTGACCCCGCTGGTCGTGGGGCAGATAAAACAGCCTATTGTGTACTTAAGATGTTACACGGTGTATTGTACCTGACTGCCATTGGTGGTCTAGATGGTGGATACTCTGATGACACACTTAAGAAGCTAGCCAATATTGCCAAGAAACATGACGTCAATGATATCGTCATTGAGAGTAACTTTGGTGATGGCATGGCAACACAGCTTCTAAAGCCTGTATTGGCTGATATACATCCTTGTAATGTAGAGGAAGTACGCCACAGTATACAGAAAGAGAAGCGTATAATAGACACATTAGAGCCTATTATGAATACCCATAGGTTAGTTATTGATGATAAGCTTATCAAAGATGACTTTCAGTTAGACCCTGACCACCAGTTATTTAGACAAATGACTAGGATAACAAGGGATAAAGGTGCACTAAGGCATGATGACCAAATAGACGCCTTAGCTATTGCAGCTAACTACTGGGTAGAAGTAATGGATAGAGACCAAACATTGTCTTATAACCAACACAAAGAAGAAATGTTACAGGAAGATTTAGATAAGTTTATGGAACAAGCCATAGGCAGAGAACCAAAAGGAGATAGCTGGATATGAGCGACTGGATATACTCTGATAGAGAGTGGGAAGAAGTCAAAAACCGTATAGGTCAAATTGAATCTTCTAATCGCTACGATATTACAGGTGGAAGTGGTAATGCTTATCACGGTAGGTATCAGAT